AATGGGCTCTTCCAATGCGCTCTTGATATTAGCCATTGCTGTACGGACAAGACCGAGAGCCGCGCCGCCCATACCTCGCGCAAGGCCTCCAACAATCTGCACGCCTGCATTAAGCAGTTTCGGCACAAGCTTGATGATATTCTGCACGATGGTAAGACCGATTTTGCCAACAGCCTCAAGGACAGTCGGAGCGGCACGACCGATAGCACCAAGAATAACAGGAATGTTCGTTACGATTGTTTCACCCATGTTTGACATGAACTCGCCGAGTCGCTCGCCCAATGTCGGAATGTTCTCAGCAAGGAAATCACCGATCGAATTAATGATGTCCATTGCACTGGTCGCAAGGTCGGGAAGGTGCTCAACAATAGCGTCAGCGATGGTAGAGATCAGCTCTCCTCCCTTGTCAATCAGCGTCGGGAGCGCCTCACCGATTTTGCTTGCGAAGTCCGACACAAGCGTTGTCGCGCTCTCCCACAGAATGGGAAGGTTGGTTGTGAGGCTGTCGCGAATGCCAGTAACGATTTCCGAACCCTTCTCGATCACTGTCGGAATAGCAGACGTAATGCCACTTGCTATCGTGCTCATGATTTCGGGCGCGACCGCCGTCAGGTCCTGAATCTTCTGCGTGATTCCGCTGATGATGCTGTTGATGATTTCGCCCGCTTTTGCGATGATGTCGGGCTGTCCGTTAGCACCTATCAGATTATCGATAATCGCCTTGCCCTGTTCCGCGATCAGCGGAGCCGCCGCAGTGATAAAGCTTCCGAGCGCTCCGGGAATAGCACTCACGATATTGCCTAACATCGGGATAAGGTTGTTAAACAGGAATGTCCCTGCGCTCTGTGCAAGCTGTTGCATCGAGCCCGCCACATCTCCGCCAGTGGCAAGATTTGCAAGCACATTCTGCGCCGCCGCCTTCATTGCTCCGAAAGAGCCCGAGAAGGTCGTCGCCGCTTCTTCTGCCGCCACGCCAGTCAGCCCCAGGTCATCCTGTATCGCATGGATCGCGGCGTAGACATCGCCGAGATTGTTCATGTCATATTTGACGCCTGTCAGCTTCTCAGCATCTCCAAGCAAACGTTCCATTTCAGACTTTGTGCCACCATAACCAAGCTTGAGGTTGTCGAGCATGGTGTAGTTGCCTTTTGCAAAGCCCTGATAGGCGTTCTGAATCGATTCCAGCGGAGTGCCCATCTTCGCGGCATTGTCCGTCATGTCAAGGATAGCAGTATTTGCCGCCTCGACAGCTTTGGTTGTATCACCCTTAAACGCCGCCTTGAGGGATGCTCCGAAGCTTACCGCCTGCTCCGCGTAATCATTTGCGGATATGCCCGCAGATGCCGCCTCCGCCGCGTATTTTTTCGCCGCATCTGCCGCGTCACCATACAGGGTCTCAAGTCCGCCGTAACTCTGTTGGAGCTTTCCGCCCTCATCGAGCGCCGCCTTGAATCCCTTGACGACTGTCGCGCCGATCGCCGCACCAGCAAGCACCTTTTTGATGTTGCCCGCAATGCTGGATCCTGCGTCTGTTCCCGCCTGTTTTGCGCCGGGCGAGAGTGATTCTTTTATTTTCCCAGATATTCCTTCTGCCTTCGGAATAATCTGCACATATGCTTTTCCGAGATCAGCCATTATTCCAAATCTCCTTAAATTCCTCGCTCGATGCGAATTTGTAAATTGGCGGTGCCTGTTTCGGAGCCTCCTTGCGATACATGTCCGCCTGCACGATGTATGCGCCGGAAGGATCCTGTCCGCGAAGGACACATCGAATGATCGTCAAGCTGTCAGCGATTGAAGCAAGCAGAGCCAATTCATCGACATCATTAACGCCGTTGATCTTCCGTTTGATTCGCGAATTTTCCCTCAAACCAAAAGAAAGCGCCGCCAATGTTCCCACCGGCAGCGCATTAAAATCAAATATTCCGTATGTTTCCGCAAGGTCACACAGGAGCGCGTCTCGATCAACGGCAATCATCTGAGCGAGGGTCAGGAGTTTTTTGCGTTTGCGATATTGAAGATCTCGTCAAACTCGCGCCGTACATCGTCAAACATGACGCGCCCGCGCTCATTCCTCACATGATCATAGAGCCTTTTCTTTTGCTCTTTGCCGAGAGCATATTCGACCATAGCAGGATATTTCGTGCCATTTTCGGACGCCTCAGCGGCGAGCTCGATAAACTCCATGTCCATGATGACATCGGTGTCTAACTCAAACTCGAACCCTGTTGATGTCTTGCCTTTGCTCATTCGTTAGCCCCCGTAGCCGCCTTTTTGTAGTCCTTGGATGTATCGTTGTCGCCTGCTGCAAATCCGCCCGACATAGCAGTCACGGTCATGTCATAACCCGTCGCTTCGTTGTCCTTGTAGACGACATCGCCCAGGTTGGACAGCTTCGCATTCGGAATGACTGTCCTCTGCTTGCCACCATTGCGGAGAAGCATGTCAACGACATAGACGCAGGCGGGCTGATCAGTCGCGTTGTGACGGACCGTGATGCCTGTTGCCGCAGTGCCTGTGACATTGCTGTCGCCATATGCCGCTTTGAGGACGTCCGGGTTCAGAGACTCGATCGCCTTGAACTGGTAGGTCTCGATCTTCTCCGTCATAGGAGTATCGACAATATCTCCGCCCCATGCCTTAATGTTTTCTGTGCTGATGCTTGTAGCATTGGTCATGCCGTCCTCAGAGCAGTAGCCAAGGCATTTGTAAGCGGCGTCAAGAGTTGCGTCCACTGTGGCAGGCAGAGCAGTGCCGAGCGGAGCACGCCAAATAGCGCCCACGCCTGCGGGCTTGCCAGTGGATACATAATCAACTGTATTTGCCATGTATATCACCTCTCATAGTGCGTGACGACCGCCACACACTGGTATCTGTATCGTTTGGTTTCTGTGTCGGTAAAGTTGTAGTCTGAATTGATGTACACAGCGGATATGGTAGGAAGCTCGACGGCCTGCTTGATCAGTGCCTTGACTGTCATATTGAGCTCTGCCGCCTCATAGAGCGTTTCCCCATAAGACTGCAGGGCGAATGTGACCGTCTCGATGCAGTCCGTTTCCTGCGACCCTGTGCGCTCAATCAGCACATAGGACTTCGGCGGGCTCTCAGGCTCTTCCAACCACACAGGGACATCGAGATGCTCTCCAAGATATTGACGTAATGTAACCTCTATCATCAGTGAGCCCCCAATCCTGCGCTTCCGAGCGCCTTTAACAGCGTATTGTCATCGTATGCCTGTTTCGCCGCATCCTTGTTTTCCGCAAAAACATTGCCGATTGCGGTAAAAGTCGCGACGCCGACACGATGCCCGAATCCTTTCCCTGCTATATCCGCCACCCTTGCAGACGCGACCTCAAGGTGTGCCTGCATGTCTGGCGATTTCATCAATTCATTAAGGCCGGGGAGATTGAGCTCAAATTCAAAATCACTCATATGCCTCGACCTTTACTTTTTTATTCCATGCAAGCGGAATGAGATGCTCGATGCCCTGCGTCGGTCTGCCGAATGTGCGGAACTTCTCGCCCCAGAACTCGACTGTCCTGTCGCGCCATTCGTGCTCGTCCCCTTTGGGAATCGCAAGCGTATAGGCAAGGCGTTTGCCCGACAGATTCAGCTCGTTGATGATGTCCTCCGATGAGGGCTCACCAATCAGCACGTTGTCGATTGTTTCCGCAGTTTCCTCATAAATCGGACGCCCAAAGTCATCCGCCCCGACTTGCACCTTGTTGTATAAGACAATGCTTTCGCCTGTCATGTTGCCAACTCCTCAACGGGCGAATAAGAGCCGATGCTGTTACCGACACCCAGCAACCTCTTTTCCGTCCGCGATAAATACAGCTCGCCTGTGGCGCCGTTGGAGAATGTCCACGACTGAGAATAGCCCAGTGCGGACGCGCTCCCCTGCGTGGCTCCGGCAGGAACAGCCATATCTCCCTGGCTCCCCATCGCACGGATTACCATACTGCAGGACACGGTCTTTTTCGCCGCTTCCGTCGCACTGGATGCAAACGAATCAATCAGCACTGCCGCATCATCGAGCAGGGCGATGCACACATCTTGCTGTACGCTTGTCAGCGTCTTGACCATTCGGCTCTGCACATCTTCGACGGTTGCATAAGCCATGTGATCACCTCATTTCTTCGTTGTCTTCTTCGGGGCTTTTGCGGGTTTGGCAACAGGGGCAATCTTGTGCCCCCGTGCCTTATATTCGTCCACCTTGGACTCGTGCACCCACATTACGACACCCGAATAGCGATCGATCATCTTGATCATGCGTGTGCCTTGGTCAGCTTAGCGAAGTAGTCAGTCTCCGCGACGAATCCGACTTCAATCTCAACGAGAACAGCGAACATGTTCTGCTGGAACAGGTTGATAGTAGTATTGCCGCTTGTAAGCGTAGCGTCTGCAGAATAGCGGACCTGTACGCCCTCAACAGTGCCGTACATTGCATGTGTCCAGTCGCCTGCGATGCCAACGACATCGGGAGTTGCGCCGGATCCAGATGTACCGGCCTTGTATGCCGCCTTGGAAATGTGGACGGGAGCTCCGAGCACTCTGCTGATTCCGGATTCAAATACAGTGTTGAACAGCGGACGACCTTCGCCATCTACAGCGCCGAGCAGAACGCTCTTACCCTGCGGCGCCAGTGCGATGCCGTTCATAATGCCGCCTGCAGTTGCGATCCCGCCATCTGCAGCGACAAGTCCGTCATAAACAGTCTTGTTTGCCGCATCCAGCGCATAGCCGGTAACTGCGGAGAAGTTGTCGAAGTTTGCCAGTGTGCCGGACGCAGGGCCAAAGATGACCGTGTTGTCGAACTTCTCAGCAAGAACGCCGGGAAGACGAGCGATCAGTGCGTTGTAAAGCGCCGGAACGTCTCTACGGAACTCATTGGAGAAAGGAACGATCACGGCGAGCTTGTGCGCCTGCATGATCTTTTTATCCAGTGTGGGAGTGCTGACGGGCTTTGTGCCTGTCTCAGTTACCCACTCTGCGGAAGGATCAGAAGCAATGACCGGAATCTGCACACCGTTACCGGGCAGCGGGATCTGACGGGCAAGCTGCATTACGATAGATGCTTCCTGTGTTTTCTGAAGGATCTCTGCGGAGACCTCGTTAGGGAGCTGAATGTTAGAACGATTAATAGGAGTACCAGTTGCTGTAATAGCCATGTTTTCACCTCTTTAATTTGAGATTTGATTAAACCAATCGACAAAAGCGTCTTTTGGCGTTGCTTTCTGTGTGGCGCTCACTTCGCCGCCGTCACGGATCACGGGATAAGCAGAAGGCTTCGCAAATTCCACAATGCCGTTGGCCTGTGCTGTGCAATCCTCTTCCGTTTCTCCGGTAAGAAGCGATGCGGGAACGCCTGTTGCTTTGGAGACCTTGTCGCGCATGTCTCGAATCGCATTTGATGCCTTTAGGGCGTTCAGTTCTGTTTCGAGGTCGGAAGCCTTTGTCGTAAGGGCTTCCATGTCTTTCGTGCTGGCCTGCAGTTGCTCGATCGTAGCGTTTGCAGTGGCAAGCTGTGTCTGCAGGTCTGTAAGTCCTGCTTTGGCGGAATTGATGTCCGCTCCGTTAATGTCCATCAGCGCATTGATCTGCTCTGTGGTCGCATCCGGGAACAGTCCCGTAATGTCTGTGCGTTTCATAAGCCTCCTTCTCCGTTACGCTTTTTACGAGGTTGCATCTCAACGGGTGAATGATTTACGTCCTTCCGGACAAAATAAAAAGCACGCTGTTACACGTGCCTTAGTTACCAATATTTAATTCTTCCGCGGCGGATGATTCCCGCGCGCGCATCTTTGCATATGCGGAACGTTTCTGGGCGTTGATTTCGTCCGCGTTTTCCGCATAAATCCGACGGCGTAACGCTCTGATTTTGTCATCTGATGAGCCTTTGCCGTCTCCGTAATACATTCTGTAATATGCCGACGGGTCATAACCCTCCACATCTAAATCGTGGCTAAATCTTACCGCGTATGTGCAATCACAATTGGCGTGTACGTGCTCGGCGTGACCGTCCTTTATAGCCGCTTTAGAGGCTCTTTGCCATCCTCTCGATGCGAGTGCGATGCAAAACGCGCAAGTGTCTCCACGCGGTATCCACGCCCATTCTGCTCCGTCTCTGAGGGCGTTCTGCATCATAGTGTCCACGCCTACCATTTTGACTTGCCGGCCGACTGCGGCTGATATGATTTCAGCATTGCGGCTTTTAATCGTGCCATTGACGGCTTTTGCCACTTCCGCATATGTCGCCGTTTCGGCGGGAAGTGCGGCTGGCACTGACGCGTCAGACAGTTCCGCAAGTGCATCATACATCTCACTTGCGAGCGCTCCCGCGCCCTCGCCGTACTTAGTCGCAAGTGCGTACGCATACTCAATCAGCTCTCGGCGCATGTTGTAATCGAGTGCGTCAATGTCGACACCCGCAAGCTTATTAAGCATGAGCCGCGCCGCCGTGTCGCTCATCTTCCGCAGATTTGCGATGTATCTATCCCACGCCTTACTCGGTATCTGCATTTACTTCCTCCAATACCGCAAGACCGCGAGACCTCTGCTCTTCCGCCTTGATTCTGCGGATGTCAGCCTGACTAAATCCAATCATTTCAAGGAATGTATCAGTCTGAGCGAATGTCTGCCTTGCAGATGCAATCTTGAGCGCCGCGTCAGTCGTAGATGCCACAGACGGCATAGCAGGATTCTTGAAATGGGCAATGATATTCTGCCTGTCTTCTCCGAGCTCTTCCATCGTGGTGCTGTTCGTGATCGCCAGTGCCATCACTGCCACGATACGGAGTGAATCGCCATTTGACTGGTTAAGCTGTTCCGCCATGCCAATGAGTGTCTGGGTCTGTGCTATGATCGCCTCGCTCGATGTAGGATTCGCATCATTTACCACGCCCGTATCCGTCACGGATAAGCCCGTGGCGGCGCTAAACTGAGTCGCAAGCAGTCTCATCATATCGACATGAGGCTGTATCGTGCCCTGTGCAAGCTGTCCGAATGTGGGTTTTTCGCCTGTTTCGGGGTTGGTGGTTGATGCGATTATGGACCCGACATACTGCTTGAATTTGTCATTGATGACAGCATCGTATTGGTCGTCTGTGACTCCAAGCAGATATTTCTGCGGACTGGTTGCGAACTCTAAGCCGATCGTGGCATTTGCCATTGTACGTACATAGCCCTGTATCAGCCTGCGCACGGGCTCTTTGATGCGGGAACGACCAAAAGGCTTACTGCTTGTGGGATTCCATCTGAACGCGACCATAAGCGGCCTGCCCATCAACTGGTTGTATCCTGTCGCCTTCCAAAGACCGTTCTGCTTCTCGAGAACCCACACCGCATCTTCCGTATACAGGTTAACAAGCGTCGGTTCCCAAGCGATCGAGGCGTTGCTCGGTGCGCTGTTGATCACGGCAAAGCCATAGTCAATCCGCCCCTTCTCGCCATTCCAGTGAGCGGCGGCAGTGAGCGGAGAATGGAATCGAATCTTACAGCCAATAGTCTTATCTGCGGAAAGCGTCGCATAAGTGCATCCGAATTTCAGCTCGTCGCGTGTTGCCTTTGCGTATTCCGTGATCAGGTCGTTGTCCGTCACGATGTTCGCCAGTTCCTGCGACTGGTAGCCCCTTGCGTCAACAAAGCCGTCAAACATAGACCGCGCC